CGGAATTGTCACAGGCGTATCGGGCAACGTTCCTGCACCCGAATACGCCGGACTTGCTGCCGCTCGCCGGCATCGTGCTCGGCGACCTGCGGCGGGTTTGTTGCGTCGACCGGCCGAGCACGCGCACCGATCGCGAGGGCCGCGTCGACCCGCTCGCCGTCATGTTCAACGAGGGCAAGCGCTTTGTGTTCCTGCGCATCCAGCAGTGCATCGCGCTCGAGCCCGCGCGCCTGCAGCGAATGATTGACCAGGCGGCCGCGACGGACGTGTGACGTGCTCATCAACCCAAGCCCGTCGAAGCTCGTCAACCCGCTCGAGCTCGTCGCCATTCACATCGAGCGCAATGCGTCGGGCTCGTTCGATTTCATCGCCGTTGGCGCCGGGCGCGACGTCGTCTCGCGGCGCTTGAAAAACATCCACGCATCGACCGTCTCGCAAGCGATTTTCGAGGCGGCCGAGCTTATCGCCGGGCTCTACAAATTCGAGCCACAAGGAAATTGACCCATGCCAGCCGACACTCTCGCATCCCTCGTTGCCAATCCGACCGCGACGACCGCCGCACCGCCGGCCGCGACGCCAGCGCCAGGCACCACCAGCGCGCCGGCGCCCGGCGCGACTGCTACACCCCCCCCTGCACCAGTCGCCGGCACGGCGCCGGCGATCGTATGGCCCGAAGCCCAGCGCGCGCTCGCCGAGAAGTACCAGGGCGACCCGATCAAGATTTTGGGCGCGCTCGATTCGGCGCAAAAGCTCATCGGCGCCGACAAGGCGACGGTCATCGCACTGCCCAAGGAAGGCGACACCGTCGCGCAGGCCGAGCTGTGGAATAAGCTCGGCCGCCCCGAGTCACCCGCAGGCTACAAGCTCGAGGGCGACATCGCCAAAGACCCGGCCGTCGCCAGCGCGCGCGAAGCCGGGCACGCGCTGGGGCTCACGCAAGCGCAATTCGCCGGCTTCGCGAAATGGTTTTCCGATTCGGGCGCGGCCGCGATCAAGGCCCAGGAGGACGCCTTCGCCGCGGACTCGAGCAAGGGCGTGGCCGAGCTTAAAGCAAGCTGGGGCGCGGGCTATCAAAAGCAGATGGACGCGGTTCGCGCGACCGCGCAGAAATTGGGCTTTACGACCGAAGAGCTCGACAAGATGGAGCGCGCCGTCGGCACCAAGGCCATGCTCGAGAAGTTTGCCGCGGCGGGCGCGGCGCTCATTGAAAAGCGCGGCGTCGACGGCGCCGGCATACCTGGCGAGAGTCTGCCGATGACGCCCGACCAGGCCACGGCCGAGCTCAAAGCGATTGCCAAGGACAAGGATTTCCAGCGTCGATTGATGGCGGGCGACATGGAAGCGCAAAAGCGCGTCAAGGAATTGACCGCCTACCGCGCGGGCTACCTGCCCGGCGATTACCAGGGCTTGCTCGCGGCCGGCCGCGGCGGCGAGCGCATCGGCCGCGTCTAGGGCAAATCTGCACAAGCGATGTCGCATCAGGCGCCGCACACGCGGCGCTTTTTGTGTGCATGATCCGGCCGTGGATACCGCAATAGCACGCGCCCACTGACCCGGCCGAAAGCAGCCCGCGCGGCGCGCGCGAAACGCGCAAGAGTCGGCCCCGGCAACGGATACGCCACTTCGAGAACCCTTCAAACGGTTTTAGGAGATTTCGGCAATGTCCGCTCCCGTCACCACCCTATTTACCACCCAGTACACCACGGCCGTCGAGCTCTTGCTGCAACAGCCAGGGCGCGGCTTGCGTGAGTCCGTCACCAACGGCGGCTATATCGGCCAATCCGCCAACCCGGTCGACCAAATCGGCCAGGTCAAGCCGGTCAAAAATCGGCCGCGCAATTCCGACACGCCCCTCGTCAACACGCCGACCGATCGGCGCTGGGTTTACCCCAACGATTACGAAGTGGCCGACCTGATCGATCAACAGGACAAGCTGCGCACGATCGACGATTTCCAAAATCCGTGCGTGCAAGCGGGCACGATGGCCATTCAACGCGCGATGGATGACCAGGTATTGCTGGCATTCTTCGGCACGTCGAACACCGGCAACACCGGCGGCACGCCGGTTTCGTTCCCAGGCTCGCAGTCGATCGCCGCCAACTACGGCGCCGCGGCCAATGTCGGGCTCACCGTCTCCAAGCTGCGCAAGGCGCGCCAGCTCTTGCTGTCGGCCGGCGCCGACCTTACGACCGACGAGCTGCACTGCGCGATTACGTCACTCGACCACGACAACCTGCTCGGCGAAACGCAAATCATCAATGCGGACTATGCCGGCCAGGATTCGGCCGTGCTGCGCGAGGGCATGGTGCAGCGTTTCCTGGGCGTCAATTTTCATATCGTCGAATTCACCGACACGATCTACGAGGCGGCGGCGACGATCGGCCAGGCGACGCGCCAGATACCGCTGTGGTTGAAGAGCGGTATGCACCTGGGCATATGGGGCGACGTTACCGCGCGCATCGACGAGCGGCCCGACAAGAGCTACGCAATGCAGTGGTACGTCAAGACCACTTGCGGCGCGACCCGGCTGCAGGAAAAGAAGGTCGTCCAGGCGCTTTGCGTCTGACCGCGCCTCACGCCCCGAAAGGAAATCGACAATGGCACTCTACTATTCCCTCGAAAATGCGGGCCTGGGCTCTACGCCGATCGTCAAGCCGGCCGCCACGCTCGGCGTCGGCGCGCGGCTTCGCGCCTACCGCGGCACGTTGAACCTCGCCGGCCAGCTCGTCACCGATAACTGGCAAGTCACGACGCTACCGCCAGGCGCGCTGTTTTGCGTTGGCATCATCAACACGACCGCCACGCTCGGCACGTCGACGATCGCCATTGGCATCAATGGCAGCAACGGCAAATACCGCGCGGCCGCGGTCGTCACCGCGGTCGACACGCCGACGCTGTTTGGTGCGGCGACGCAGATGGACAGCCAAACGCCCTACGCGGCCGACGAAGTCATCCTTGGCAGCATCGGCGCGGCGACGCTGCCGGGTGCGGGCGCGCTCGTCGTCATCATGGAAACCATCGGCGGTTAAACATCGTCGCGGCTCCCTGTCAAGCCACGGCAATCGGGCGGCGTCGCGCAACGTGGCGCCGCCCGTTTTCTTAGGAGCACCCGAAAATGGCAACGCAAGTCTTTCTGGTCAATCCAGGCGAGAACGAGTACCAAGTCACGCAAGCCGTCGGCGCTGCGATCGCCAAGCTCGTCGCGCTCACGGTCGACCTGAACGTTACCGGCGTCGGCGGCGTGCGCCAGATTACGCGCGATGAAGTGCTCGAGGCGATCGAAGAAATCGAAGGCGCGATCATGCGCAGCCCGTGGCCACCGGCATAGCGGAGCTCGAGCGTGGCCACGCTCATCGACATCGCCAATCGTGCGCTCGTCTTTATCGGCGAGGCGCGCGTGCTGTCGCTCGATCAATCGAGCAAGGCGGCGCGCGAGGCCAATAGCCAGGTCGATTTCACGCGCCGCGTCGAGCTCACGCGCAATCGCTGGACGTTCGCGATGGCGCGCACCGGGCTCGCCGCGTCGGCCACGTCGCCGGCCTTCGGCTTCGCCTACTGCTATCCGTTCCCGGCTGACGCGCTCGCGATCGACACGATCGGCGATTTCTACAGCGGGCCGAGCCTGTCGGACTTCGTCATGCGCGATGAAAAGCCGTTTGAAATCGAGGGGCGCAATATCCTCTCCGACCTGCAGCCGCCGCTTAACGTGCGCTATGTGCGCGACGAGTCAGATGCGTCGCGATTCAATCCGCTTTTCGGCGACGTCATCGCCTGGCGCCTGGCGAACGATCTATGTCGCACGCTGACCGGCTCGAGCGCTGACTTTCAACGCCTGATCGCCGGCTACCAGCTCGCGCTGAAAGACGCCTACCGCGTCAACGCCGTCGAGCGTCCGCCGGCGCGCTCGCAGGAGACATCCTTTATTACCGCGAGGCTCTAATGGCTCGCGCCGATCCGGCAATCACCAGCTTTAACGGCGGCGAGCTCTCGCCCTATGTCGGCGGCCGGCCCGACACCGCGAAGTACGCGAGCGGATGTCGGCGCATGTTCAACTACCTGCCGCGCGTCACCGGCGCGGCCGTGCGCCGGCCTGGCACGCAATACGTCGGCCTGCCGAAGAACAACACCGCGGCGCAATTGCTCGGCTTCGAGGCGAGCACGTCGGCCGTCACCGTGCTCGAGCTCGGCACGGGGTACATGCGCTTTTGGGACGGCGCGACGCGCCTGCCGATTCTCAACGCGAGCGGCGTGTGGGGCATCAATCTCGGCGTTTTCCCGTCGGCCGAGCTCGCCGTCAACTTCGACTACACCTATCCGCTGGCGAGTGCGCAATCCAATGACGTCATGTGGCTGTGCGACGGCACGCACTACCCGCAAAAGCTGTCGCGCATTGCGCAATACCAATTCCAGATTGCGCAAATGGGCGACGGCGTCAATGCGCCAGGGCCTTACAAGGATGTCAGCCCGACGCAAGCCATTACGCTCGCGTTCGGCGCGCAGTCGGGCGCGGGCGTCAGCATGGTCGCGAGCTCGGCATTGTTCGCCGCCAAAAACATCGGCGAATATTGGTACTGCCAGGCGCCGAAAACCGACAGCGTCACGCCCTGGGAGACGGCCAAGGCGATAACCGCCGGCATGGTGCGCACGTCCAACGGCCGCAACTATGTCGCGCTGACCAGCGGCACCACGGGCACCGTGCGCCCGTCGCATTCGATCGGCGCGCGATGGGACGGCACCGGCGCCTCTGGCGTGCAGTGGGATTACTCCGACGACAACTATGGCGAAGTGCTCATTACCGGCGTCACCAGCGCCACGGCGGCGACCTGTACCGTCGTCACCAAGCTACCGCTGTCCTTG